ACAATGACTCAAACTCCTCAAACTCCTGAACAACTCAGAGAGAATTTTGATAAGCAACTTGCTAATGCAGAGAAGCAGATTTTAGATTTAAAAGAAAATCTAGCAAAAGCAGAAGAATATAGATTAAAACTTATTGGTGGTATTGAAACTCTCAACCTACTAAACCCACCAGCAGAAGAGGAAGCACCCTCAGAAACACCAGCAATATAGTCTTAGATCCCTTCTTCCTAAATAGGTAAGAAGGGATTTTTGTGTGTAATGGCATCTCCAAACTCTAGATCAGATCTCATAACGTATTGTAAAAGGCAATTAGGCGAACCTGTCTTGGAAGTAAACATTGACGATGAGCAAGTTAATAACGTTATTGATGATACGTATCAGTTTTTCCAAGAGAACTGTTACAACGGAATGGAGAGATGTTATCTAACACATTCATTAACCGAAGACGATATTACTAGATTCAAAGCTACTACAACCACTACAACTAATGGATCAGATTGGAATGAAGCAACAAACTACATTCCAATTCCAGCACATGTAACTGGTATCAGTAAAGTCTTTGGGTTAGTAAGTAACTCAATTCGCTCTAATCTCTTTGGTGTTGAATATCAATTATATTTGAATGATCTCTATGCATTTGGATCAATTGATATCCTCAATTACTTTATGACCAAGCAGTATCTAGAAACTCTAGATATGGTTCTGAACAATGGATCATTCCAGCAGTTCAGATTTACAGCGCGTCGTGATCGTTTATATCTTGATGTGGATGCTGATTTCTTAGCAACAGATAAGTATCTACTGATTGAAGCACATCGTATGATTGATCCTACAGATGCTACTGAAATGAATAATGATTTATTTGTTAAAAAGTATGCTACTTCTTTAATGAAGAAACAGTGGGGTCAGAATCTAATTAAGTATAACAACGTCCAGTTACCTGGTGGTGTTACTCTTAATGGAAGAGAATTATATACAGACGCATTAGCAGAAATTGAGAAAATCGAAAGCGAAATTCTCAGTAAGTATGCAATTCCACCAATGGATATGATCGGATAAAATGCCTACAAGTCCCTATTTTCCAACATACTACCAAGGTCACAGTGGCGAACAAGGTCTCGTACAGGATCTTGTGGATGAACAAATCAAGTTGTTTGGTACAGATATATATTATATCCCTAAAACAGTCCTAGCAGACAGCACTTTGGATGAAGTTAGATACACTAAGTATCAAGAACAATTCCAAGTCGAAATGCTTTTACAGAACGTTACAGGTTTTGGAGACAACGCAGAGTTCATTAGCAAGTTCGGTCTTCGCATTACAGACGAAGTAATGTTTCGTGTGTCCACTAGAAGGTGGGATGAAGAAGTAGCAGCCAATAATCCTACATTAACAGTTGATAGTAGACCTAATGAGGGAGACTTATTGTACTTCCCATTAACACAAGATATTTACGAAATTAAATTTGTTGGTAAAGAAGAACCATTCTTCCAGTTTGGTAAGATCCAGTTTTATGCTATCACTGCTGAGATCTACGAGGTCGGTAGTGATGACTTTGATACTGGTATCGCAGAGATTGATGCAGTAGAACAACTCTTTGATAATTCTATTAAACTTGTAATGGATCCTGGTGGTACAGGAGACTTTACTGTAGGCGAGGAAGTTGTTGGTGATGAATTCCTAGCAAAAGCTACATCAACTATTACAGGTGATGCTGTAAGTGCAATAACTATTACAGACGGTGGTGCTCACTATAAGGTTGCTACACCACCAACAGTGACTATTACAGGAGGTGGAGGTAGTGGAGCGACAGGGACTGCGACGGTTAGCAGCTCAGGTATCGTTAATAGTATTACTATTACTAGCGGTGGGACAGGTTACACATCTGCTCCTATTGTCACCATTGATTATTCACCTAAAGACAATAGGGCAGAAGTTAAATCATGGGACAACACAACCAGAGCTCTATCAGTCATCAATAGAACAGGAACCTTCACCACTGCAGAAGTCATTACAGGACTGACTTCTGGTGCTAAGTGGAGTCCTGAAACATTTGACACTCTAAATAACGTCAGCAGCAGTTACGATCAGAATAGACAGATCGAAGATACTGCTGATGATATAGTAGATTGGTCCGAGACTAATCCATTTGGCGAATTTGGTAATTTTACAGGTAGTATCTAATGTTAGGATCACATTTTTATAATCAGATTGTTCGTAAGAACATTATTGCATTCGGTACACTCTTTAATAATTTAACATTAAAGAGTACGGATCCTGCTGACGGTACTGTATTGGAAGAAATTAAAGTTCCTCTAGCATATGGTCCTAAGCAAAAATTTATAGTTAGATTAGAAGAAAATGCTTCTAATAGAAAAGTAGCAATTACTTTGCCACGTATCTATTTTGAGTTGATTGGAATTGATTACGATGCTACTCGTAAGACTTCTCCTCTTCAAAAATATAAAACTATTATTGCTGACAATCAAGATGAAGTAAGAGTTCAGTATGTTCCTGTTCCTTACAATATGAGTTTTGAACTAGGAGTTATTGCAAAGTCGCAAGATGATGCTTTACAAATTACCGAACAAATATTACCATACTTTCAACCATCATTTTCTGTGACTCTTAATATGATTCCAGATATGAATGAGAAGAGAGATGTTGCCATAGTCTTGAATAATATTTCTCATGAAGATGCATGGGATGATAGTTTTTATGAGCGTAGATATATTATCTACACTTTAAACTTTACCATGAAGTCTTATCTTTATGGTCCATACAGCACTTCTGATATTATTAAGAAGGCAATCATTCATGAAACACTTGGTGATGCTGCAGTCAACCGTAGAACTATTACAAGAACTTATACACCCAAAGCAACTACAGACATCAACACAGATGGTGTCATCGATGTTAATGATGATGCACTAGTTGATGCTGGTGATGACTTTGGATTTAATGAAGGAATTGAATTCTTATGAGTACCCTAGAAGATAACATGGAGGACATGCTTAACATTAGTGCTGAAGTCTCTAATGTACCTGAAGGTGGTTGTGCTACCAGAAAGGATCAACTTAAGGATGTTACAGAAGATAGAGAAAAGGATTATGAATATACCCGTGGGGAATTATACTCACTCATAGATAAGGGTCAGGAGGCAGTACAAGGGGCGTTAGAGGTTGCACAGGAGTCAGGGCACCCTAGAGCGTATGAAGTCGCTGTAGCGGCGATGAAACACGTCGCAGACATGACTGATAAACTTGCAGATCTTCACAAGAAGATGAAAGATCTTGATGCGGAGCAGAAAAAGGGTCCATCTTCCGTAACAAATAATGCCATGTTTGTGGGTTCTACAGCGGATTTACAAAAGATGCTTAAGAAAATGAGTGGTGGAAAACGCTAAATAAAAACACTTAGATCTACAACCCACTGTGTACTTTTTGTGGGGAGGTCATAAGTGAAGCATTTTTAACTACAATGGATATTAAGAAGGAACTTACAGAAGTCCAGAGAAAGATAGACGATATTAAAAAAACTCAAGAGAACCTGCAGAGACTTCAGGATTTGCAAGACAAACAGAATAAAAGTAAAGGGTTAAGACCCTTTAGTCATAGCTATGAAATGATTTGATTTGGTGACAAAAATAGGAAATATATCGTCAAAAAGTAGCATTAGAACTAAATGAAGGTATAATTATATTATGAGTTTTAAGAATGAAATGCGTTTAAACGACAACGATCTATCACAGATACTCACTGCTTGTAAATTCTATCAGGAAAAAACAGGAAGCGAGTGGATGTGGGAACAGTATGAAGGTTTGATTAACAAACTTAAAACATATCAAGATCAATATTCATCTGATTGAAAGGCAACTTGATTTTTGAACAATATCATGTTACAATAAATCAAAAATAAATGAAACCAGAAATTAAAGAAAAGGAGAAGGTTGATAATTTCACGGAATTTCGTGAACCTACTCAATACGCTACCGAAGACAAAGTTCAAGAAATGATTGATGATGCCATAAGGAAACATAATCGGAATGCTTCGATTATTAGTTTTTGGGTAGGTTGGGTTGTACTTGCACTTTTTGCTGACGGTCTTCTTAGACTTGTTGGAGCGATACCACCTCTTCTTCCTTGGTTAAAAATTACACTATAAAAATATGACTGATAGTATGCACAAGGCGACACTGCTTAAACTGTTAAAGGAGAGAGCGTATAAGAAAGGATCTTATACATTATCATCAGGTAAAGAGTCAGAGCATTATATTAATTGTAAACCTGTAACACTATCATGTGAGGGTAATGCATTATTATCATCACTGATGTTTAGGAAGTTGGATCCCAAATCAGTAGCAGTTGGTGGTCTTACCCTAGGTGGTGACCCATTAGTCTGTGGTGTTGCACAACGAGCATATTATAAGGGTGGTCACATTGATGCTCTTATTGTTAGAAAGAATCCAAAAGGATATGGTACAAAGGAAGTAATAGAAGGTAATAAACCACCAAAAGGAGCAGTTATAACTGTTCTAGAGGATGTAACTACCACTGGTGGTAGTGCTATGAAAGCAGTTAATGTTCTACGTGGTGCAGGTTATACAGTTAATAGAGTAGTTGCTATTGTAGATCGTATGGATGACCATGAGATCTGGGACCATAATAAGATAGAGTTTGTATCACTCTTTAAATTGGAGGATATTATAGAGGAATGATAGTAGTTAATGGTGAAAATATTAGATTGTTTTCAATCATGATGTTAGCAATTGTGTGGGTATTCATACTCAATATGCCTACTAAAGATTGAGCATTATAATTAGATGTAGTATGGGATTGAAAGATCATGCCCCTGACTAAAACAAGGCATTACACTGTCGGTTATCACGACAATCAACAACACCATTATGAAATGTGTGAGTATGCGAGAGATGCATACGAGGCAATAGAGCAATTAAAAGAGGATGTTTCCTACCTAAAGGAGCATCCTCATTTTATTGACTACTGTAAACCAGATGAAGTGGATAATATCTACGAATTCTTGGCTGCTGGCATTCCAATGGGACATTAATAATGAAAGAAGCAAAAACATTTAAACTACAATATCTACTACAAGCATGGTGGTTATTGTTAATCGTAGCAGCAGTTAGATTTTTACCTGAGATGGCATATGCATGAAGTAGTTTGGAGTGTTAATATTCTCCTTGCTATACTACTTGCAACTGTGAGTTGGTATATTTACTATATACTTCGTATGGCTTATGCGGAGATGAATGATGGGAGCAATGGTTCCACCTAGCAGGAAGTCCTGTTATAATTTTAGAGTAACGGAGATTAATCGTGTTCTTGACGGCGATACTATTGATGTCACCATTGATCTTGGGTTTGACTTATACAAGAAAGAAAGAGTTAGAATTGCAGGAGTT